CAGAAGGTTAACAGTTATTCACCCGTGGGTTCGTCGCCATGTCCAAAATCGCGTTCGTTGGAGCTATTGCCGCATCAGTGTACCTAGGTATACGTGTAGGCCAGAAAATCCATAATATGCAACAAGATAAGGATGCCCATGATAACATCGAGTTAGTGCTTAACCTGCACAGTGAGCTGGATGAATTGGCCGAGAATTGCATAGACGACGATGCAGATCTCGCAGAGGCACCGGGGGTGCCTATAAATGCGGACGGATGGGATGATAGGGTTCGAGAGGTAGAACCGGTCCCCCGCATAGTTGACGGTATGTGGAGAGTCGATCGTTCGTTGACTGACATTAAGAACTATAGGAAGATCAATCCTAATATGTTTGACTGTTACGTTAACAACGTGTTGTGCCACATCCGTTGTGAGCTTGGTAGGATGGAGAGAACGGAGGCGAACGTGCGAGTAGTTCGTCGTCTAGCTAACAAGTTCATGGAAAATCATGGAGTCAGGGAGACTCATAGGGCGAGGGTGCTCCCCCTGGTTGAGCAAATGGCTTTCATGGATTCCACCATTGACATCAATGTCCGTAAGGATGTCAGACGCTTCCATAGATGGAGAATGTCTCTTCTCAAATATCTGTGGGTTGGCGTTGGTGGTGGATAGGGGTGCCAGCCGCGGCTTCACCTACCGTGTTCTTATCGCATGGCTAGTTTACAGGCCATAGAACACGGGTTTGCCCACGGGGTATTTACATATCCCGGTGGACAGAGGATGGAGGTGAAATTAAGGCCACGGCTGGTACGACCTCGGGTGGTGAGTGTCATTAATGGCATATATGATCCAGCCCGGAAATTGGGAGTGAACGGGCGTAGTGTTACTACGTTGGCGGCAGCGGTTGACGGGAGGGTTTTGTCGTATGTGGACGGATCCACACGGCATGCCCCCCTGGATTGTGTTGGTGATATCTCAGCACTCAATAAGCATGTGTCACGGATGATAGGCGCTTTTGGTGTGTTGCCCACCCCTATGACTCGACAAGAGTTCGTAGATTGTTACAAAGGTCGGCGACATACCATCTATAGCAATGCACTTGAATCCCTGGAAGTGACACAGATAAGTCGTAAAGACTCGTTTATTGATGCTTTTGTTAAATGTGAGAAAATCAACACTTCGAAGATACCGCGCGTCATCCAGCCCCGCAAGCCACGTTACAACGTTGAAGTTGGCAGGTACATTAAGCACATTGAGTGTCGCGTTTATCGTGCACTTGCTCGTGTACACTGTCAGCGGGTTGTCGTGGCTAAAGGGTTGAACGTGGTAGCCCTTGGTGGGGTTATTCATGACATGTGGGATGAGGTCTCGGACCCGGTTTTTGTCGGATTCGATGCCAATCGTTTCGATATGCATGTTACTGAAAGGATGCTGAAGTGGGAGCATTCTGTGTACGTCAAATTGTATCAAGGCAATCGGGAGCTGGCGGAGCTACTATCGTGGCAACGCCGTTCTAGAGGCTTTGGTCGATGTGACGACGGTGTGGTGAAATACAACACCGTTGGCCATCGAGCTAGTGGTGACATGAACACAGGGTTGGGTAATTGCTTGATCATGTGTGTGTTAGCACTGGAATATAAAAGGAGGTACGCACTAGATTTCCGCTTCATCAACAATGGTGATGACTGTGGTCTCATTATTAGCAGACGGTATAGCGAGCTAGTTATGAACACAGTCCCTGGATTTTTCCTGGATTATGGTTTTAGGGTGACTTGTGAGAATCCGGTTTCGGAGTTGGAACGTATTCTGTTCTGTGGGATGCAACCAGTGCGGCGTGGGGGGGCCACTATAATGGTCCGTACACCTGCATCTGCTCTTGAGAAGGATTCGATCAGTATTACACGGTTGGTTAGTGAGTCAATGATGCGTAAGTGGCTTTACTCAGTTGGTGAGTGTGGACTAGCGTTGAGTTCAGGGGTGCCAGTAATGCAGGCTGTGTACCTAGCGTATATGAGACAGGGCGTTAAGTCCAATATCTCTAATGCTTTGTATATGGAATGCGGGGCTAGGAACTTGGCTGTTGGTCTGTCACCAAAGGCGGAGCGCATTTTACCAGAGACGCGAGAGAGTTTCTATTTTGCCTTTGGGTTAACACCTGATGAGCAGGTAGATCTCGAGGATTACTATGACCGTTGGAGTATATCATTTGGGGAGGAGCTATCTAAGCTGGGTGAGATGGACCCCAAGGGTATTCTAACATCAATAAATAACCATTAGAACACCATGAGTATGCTTGTGCCCACACGTGGCCAAGCCGCATCTAAACGCACGAAAACCAAGAACGCACGGAAGAAGGAGAAGAAAGAGATGACTAAGCTGGGGAAAGCCCTCCGACTTATGGGTAGCACCGCTGGTGGCACCATTGGGGGATATATAGGTCACCCGCTAGCTGGTGCCAGTATTGGCAACAGTTTGGGCGCCGCCCTCAGTAAGTGGTTGGGGTCTGGTGATTACCAGGTGCAGAAGAATACTCTGCTTTCAGTGGGTGACATTCCCATGATGCATAAAACCGGACAATCAGTCACGGTTAGGCACAAGGAGTTTGTTATGGAGCTCACTGGTAATCAGAATTTCACTGTTAACCGGTCGCTGGTGTTAAATCCTGGTGTTGCGTCGAGTTTCCCGTGGTTGGCTGGCATAAGCCAGAACTATCAGGAGTATCGCATCAAGGGTATGGTGTTTCATTATATACCATCCTCCGGCAATGCGATTGCTAGTACGAATACGGCCTTGGGTACTGTGATGTTCCAGACCACGTACCGTTCTAGTGACTCGGCGCCGACATCAAAGATTGAGATGCTCAATGAGTATTGCGCCAATGAAACGGTACCTTCCGAATCACTAGCTCACCCCATTGAGTGTGACCCCAAAGAGAATCCCTTCCAGGTCATGTATGTTAGGGGACAGAATCCACCGATTGGTGACTCAGTCCTTTTATACGACCTCGGGGTTACACACATTGCCACTTCGGGTCAACAAGTCTCGGGCAAGGTTTTAGGTGATGTCTGGGTCACTTACGAGGTGGAGTTTAAGAAGCCTGTAGTTACCAGCAATGTTGGTTACAGTCAGGTACGCTTCGCCACGTATTTGCCTGACAGTTCGACACCCGCAAACTTTTTCCGGAACTTTAATTCCCCGACTGGGGGTATTGTCGCTCCCACTACACATAGCGTGAGCTTTGACGCGGTGCCAGGTAAGGACTATCTGGTTACCATCGGCCACAACTGGGACAACACTAGTCAGTCCTGGTCCCGTGGTCCGGTTAGTCTCACCGGTGCAGTAGGATATAGTTACAATTCCCTTCCATCGGAAAGGTTTTCCACTGGTGGTGCAGTCACCAATGGTAGTGGTTACCTAATGATCTCAGCCACAGCTACAACTGTGGTTATTGATTTCACGTCGTTTACCATTGCCGCGGGAACTACATCCACCATCAGCTATATTAGCGTCGACGAACTCACCTTCTAACTTCCTTACACAGATCTGCCGCATGGGAAAATTGCCCCATGGGTACACGCCGAATAAGTCTCCATAAAATGTAAAAACAGAATAATTTTCAAAAACCCAATAAAAATTTGCATGTACAACAGAGCATCGGACGCATATACTCTCCACACTCGCAAGAGGGGCCAGCCGTGGGGAGCGAAGGCAAAACACCATCCGTTTTTATACAACATCCATGCTTTTGCATGAGTGGCC